ACGTGATGCCATACAAGAACAAAGAAGACCGTAATTACAAGCGTGAATACGAGCTGTATCACGGCAAGCCAGAGCAGATTAAAAAACGTGACGAGCGCAACAAAGCACGCTCTACCTTGGTTAAAGCCGGTAAGTTGCACAAGGGTGACGGTAAAGATGCCGCGCACGTGAAGGCCGTCGATAAGGGCGGCTCAATCAAAGATGGTATTAAAGTTGAAGATGCTAATAGCAATCGGTCATTTAAACGTGACTCAAAGGGCAACCTAGTATCAGAAGTTAGCAAGCGCGAACGTAAGAAGAAATAAGTAATACGTAGCCACATTGTGGCTACGCGTAGTGGTCTAGACCGTGCACATTGTGCTTTCGGTCTACTTTGCATCGGAGCAATATGGAAGTTATTGAAAATCGGGCGTTGAAATTACGCCTGCGCAATCCCGCCAGAGTGTTGAACGTCATACCTAAGAGCGCCATAGTCGGTGAGGTGGATGGGTTATACGAAGTGCTAGTGCACTGGGATATAGACACCGCACAGGTGCTAAAAAACCTGAACATTCGCAACGTACCGTCACCCATCATTGCCAAGTACAGGTGGACAGGCACGCGCCCACCCTTTGCACATCAGAAGCAAACTGCTGCGTTCCTAACGCTTAACCGCAGAGCCTTTTGTTTTAACGAGCAAGGTACTGCCAAGACCGCCTCCGCTATTTGGGCAGCGGATTACTTGATGAACGTAGGGCGTGTCAAGCGCGTGCTGGTGATCTGTCCTGTGTCGGTGATGCAGGCCACATGGGTGAGTGATCTGTTCTTGTGCGTCATGCACCGCACCGTGTCGATCGCTCATGGTAGCAAAGACAAACGCAAAAAGATTTTGCAAGCCAATACAGAGTTCGTCATCATTAACTTCGATGGTGTTGCGGTCATCCAAAAAGAACTGATGGCATGTAACTTTGACCTTATCATCATTGATGAAGCCAACGCTGTGAAGACCGCTACGACTGAACGATGGAAACAAATCAACAAGTTAGTACGCCCTGACACATGGCTATGGATGATGACAGGCACACCTGCTTCGCAGTCACCACTTGATGCGTTTGGTTTAGTCAAGATGATGCACCCAAGCACTGCGCCTAGATCGTTTGGTATGTTCCGTGACTCTGTAATGTCTAAGATTACAAACTTCAAATGGATACCCAAACCCTCTGCAATCACCACGGTCAACAACTTGCTACAACCCGCAATACGATTTACCAAAGAACAGTGCCTAGACTTGCCAGACATTATCTACACAACGCGCGAAGTACCACTCACGCGCCAACAGAAAAAAATGTATGACGATCTACGCAAGAACCTAGCCGTGCTTGCAGCGGGCGAGATCATCTCAGCGGTCAATGCGGCAGCAGGGCTTAACAAGCTGCTACAGATCAGTTGTGGTGCGGTGTATACCGATGACCACCAGACCGTAGAACTCGACATACGCCCACGCTACGATGTGTTACGAGAGGTTATTGATGACACGCCCCACAAGGTGCTGGTCTTCGTGCCATACACGCACACCATAGAGTTACTGCTAGAGAAGTTAGCCGCTGACGGTTATACGGTTGACACTATACATGGGGGCGTTACCCCAACCAAACGCGCAGCGGTCATTAAAACTTTCCAAGAGCAAGCTAACCCTAAAGTGTTGGTTATTCAACCGCAAGCTGCATCACACGGGATTACCCTACATGCAGCAAACACCATCGTATGGTGGGGGCCAATCATGTCCTATGAAACTTATGCACAGGCAAACGCCCGTATCCACCGTGCGGGGCAAAGAAACAAATGTTTAGTTGTGAAACTACAGGGTAGTCCCGTAGAAGAGAAGCGGTACAAGGCACTTGATAATTGCGAAGATACTAACATAAGCTTGCTTGCGATGTATGAGGAGGTCATCAACACATAACACTTTACAATGTAAACATAACGCAGTATAATAGTTATTCACAGGAGAAATACATGGACATCACCGTAGACAAAATGGTTAACGCATACATAAAAATGCGTGACCACCGTTCAGCAATAAAAGCGCAGTACGAAGACGAAGACAATAGTGTGAAAGATCAGATGGCTGCTATCGAGGCTGAATTACTAGAGCTGTGCAAGGCCACTGGCACGGACGGACTCAAGACTCAGTTCGGTACAGTATCACGTTCGATCAAGACCCGCTACGATGCAACCGACTGGGAAGCGATGCACAAGTTTATCCTTGCACAAAGCGCACCTGACTTGCTTGAGCGACGTGTTGCACAGCGTGCGATGAAAGAGTTCATTGAGAACAACCCAGAGCTTATGCCACCCGGCTTGAATGTCACAAGTCAGTACGCCATAACCGTCACACGGAGTCGCAAGTAATGTTAGAGCGCCCCATGACAACCACGCAGGTCGCACGTACATTGAACATCAGTAAAACCACAGTTGTAAATCTAGCCAAGCGGGCAGACAACCCGCTGCCCTCAATGCGTGTGGGCAAGCACTACCGTTTCTTTCTAAGTGATATTCGTAAGTATTTTGGCATTTCTGAAGACAAGCTCGTAGAACCAAACCCCCAACCAACCGGAGATACACATGAGTGAACTCACTCTATTCAACACCGCAAAACTGCCCGCATACCTCAAGGGCATCACTATGGACGAAACCACCCGCAGCTTGATGGGCGGTGGTGACGCAGTATCACGCATCTCCATTCGTGGTGGTGTTTTTCGTAAGATGGTAAACGGCGAAGAGGTCATGCAAAGCGATGATCGCGCCATGAATGTCGTGATTGTTAAGAGCGCCCCCAGCGTGCATCGCACGTTCTATGCGGGTGCTTACAAGGAAGGCGAGAACTCTTCACCTGACTGCTGGTCATCGAACAACGAGACACCTGATGCCATCGTGCGTAACCCGCAAAGCCCAAAGTGCGCAACCTGCCCGCAGAACATTAAAGGTTCAGGCCAAGGCGAAGGGCGTGCATGCCGTTACACCCGCAGACTCGCGGTAGTGCTCGACAACGATATCTCAGGCGATGTGTTGCAACTCGCGTTACCTGCGCAGTCTATTTTTGGTAAGGGCGAGAAGGGCAAGCTGCCACTTGAGGCGTATGTCCGATTCCTTGCAAGCCATAACTTGCCTGTCACGGCTGTCGTGACTGAGATGCGGTTTGATACAAATTCAGCAACACCTAAGCTGACGTTCAAACCTATTCGCCCACTTGAGCAAGATGAGTACACGACCATAACGGAGCGTGCTGATAGCTCTGAAGCGATGGCTGCAATCACGATGTCGTTTACGCCTAAGGCAGACATGGCAGAGGACGATGAGCCGTTTGAAACCGATGCAGCCTCCGAAGCTGTAGCCAAAGCCGCCGCTGCAAAGCAGACCAAAGCCCCTGCAAAAGCAGCTAAGGCTACGCCTGCACCTGTGGCTCCCGCAGAAGAAGCAGATGCCGAACCCAAGGTGCGTGGTGGTAAAGGTAAACCCGCCGATGTGAAGTCAGTGCTAGACCAGTGGGCTGACGACGACGAGTAAGTTTTACGGGGGCGAATGCGTAGATTGATACGCGATGGTTGCAGATAGGCTGCTACTTCCCTGCTCGGAATCCTAGTCGAAGCAGGGAGTGAGGAGATGGAGACCGTGACCATTCACCGTGGTTAAGCGGGGGTTAAATACCCGCCGCCCCCACCTTTACAACTTTGGAGATAGGCATGAGTGGATATTCAATTACATTAGCAGCGCGTATTAAGTCTGCAAAGAAAACCGTTGGCGGTGCATTGGGCATGTTAGCGGTGCAGAAAGATATAAGCGTCACAGAAGTTGCAGACGCGTTAGGTGTGTCACGTACGTGCGTATACGATTGGTTTACAGGGCAGTATGCACCCGCCCCCGATAAGCTAAAGCGATTGGAAAAATTGCTAGGCAAATAGCCCCTCGCGGGTCTGTCATCGTATAAAAAGAAGCACTATATGACACCTATTGAATTTCTGCGCTTTGTGCTTCCTGAATCAGGAACATATTGTCTCGCAGCTATATTGGGCAAAAAGGTTGAGCATTTATTTTTACCGGCTATCGCAGACTTTGAACTTGCGAGTAGCGCGATTGATGCGCCTGTTAATCAGTACTTTGCCTGCGCATCTTTTAATGATGGGGCAGAGCGTAAGCAATCAAACGTAGCAAAGATAAAATCGTTTTGGTTAGACGTTGATAGCAACAAGGATGATGGCAGCGGGTATCCCACGCAAGCTGAAGCCGCCAGTGCGGTGATGGCGTTCATTAAGGCTACAGGACTACCGCACCCAGTGGTCGTGAGTTCCGGTAATGGCTTGCATCTGTATTGGCCGTTAGAAAAAGAGATTGCCCCTGAGGTATGGTTGCCAATCGCCAAGCGCCTTAAAGCGTTGTGCGCGGAGCATGGGCTGCGTGCAGACCCATCATGCACATCGGACTCCGCACGCATACTGCGTATTCCGGGCACGTTTAATTACCGCGATCCGAAAAACCCCAAGCCAGTTGAGTTGTTGAAATCTCGCAAGACCCCGATCAAGCTATTAGCGTTTGCTGAGAAGCTAGGGGCAGGTGAGGCAGACGTACCTGACAACGTATTGCCGTTTGCAGTACCTAAGAACATTAAGTACGCGATGGATGATGTGACCCAAGCGTTCATGAAGAACAACGTCACACGATTCAAAAACATTTTGGTGCGCACCGAAACTTGTGCACAGCTACAGCATATCTGCAACAACCAAGCGCAGATCAGTGAACCGTTGTGGCGTGCAGGTCTGTCTATTGCACAGGTCTGCGTTGACCGCGATGAAGCCATCCATGCAATGTCTAATCAGCACCCAGACTACTCGCATGCGGCGACTGAGGACAAAGCCAACAAGACTGAAGGGCCACAGTACTGCAAGACGTTTGAGGGGTTGAACCCTGATGGGTGCAAGGGCTGCGCACAGCGCGGCAACATCACAACGCCTGTGGTGCTTGGGCGTGAGATACAGCGTGCGACAGAAGAAGACAATGTGGTTAAGGTCGTTGACCCGCTGACTAAAGAGACTGTGCAAGAAGTTATCGAGCCGTTTCCGTATCCATTCTTTCGCGGCAAAAACGGTGGCGTGTACGTTGAGACAGGTGAGGGCGAGAGCCGCGCTGAAGCATGTATATATGAGCATGATTTTTATGTGGTCAAGCGTATGCAAGACCCCGTGCTAGGCGAGTCGATCCTATTACGTTTGAAACTGCCGCACGATGGTGTGCGGGAGTTTAGTTTGCCTTTGCCCGTAGTTGTAGCAAAGGATAAGTTCCGCGATGCTATTGCAGAGTACGGCGTGATGGCTAGTGGTGAAAGTTTTAATTCGTTAATGACATACATTCAAAAAACTACTAAGAGGCTACAAATGCGCGAACGCACAGAAAACATGAGAACCCAAATGGGTTGGACACCTGAGGGCACATTTTTAATTGGTGATCGGGAAGTTATACCCGCCACAGTGGCAGCAACTGCCAATGAAATAAGCCGCTATAGTCCGCCTTCTACAGCCACACTGCGCGTGACTAGCATGTTGCAAAAGAGAGGAACCCTTGAAGAGTGGCTCAAGGTCGTGAATTTTTATGACACCCCCGGTTTAGAGCCGTTTGCCTTTGCTGCGTTCCTGAGTTTTGGTGCACCACTCATGCACTTCACGCAGTACCGTGGCGGTATCTATAACCTGATGAGTAATCAGTCAGGCGTTGGTAAGTCTACGGCGCTCATGGTGGCTAATAGCATCTGGGGTCACCCAGTCGATTTGTTATTGCAAAAAGACGACACGTACAACGCTCGCATACATCGTATGGGCGTACTGCAACATTTGCCTATTACCATTGACGAGATTACTAACCTGTCACCTATCGAGATGTCGAACATGGTGTATGCAGCCACCGCCGCACGTGGCAAGAACCGCTTGCAAGCTAGTACGAACGCCGAACGCGTGAACAACACAACGTGGCAAGCCCCCACACTGGCATCATCAAACAGCAGTCTGATTGATAAGCTGTCGGCTGAGAAAGACTTTCCTGAGGGTGAGTTAATGCGCGTGATGGAAGTACCTGTGCAACGCATCATGCAGTTTACGAAGGCACATACCGATGCACTGTTTGCAAAATTGCACACTAACTACGGTATTGCAGGTGAGTTGTTTATGGGTTATGTGGTCAATAACCTTGATGAGTCCAAACGGATTCTCACCAACATCCAAACACAAACTGATCGCAATGCACGGCTTAATCAGCGTGAGCGTATATGGTCAAATATGGCTTCTATTGCGCTTGCAGGGGGCACGATTGCCGCTACCCTAGGCTTGCATAACATCAACGTGGAGCGCGTGAGCCGTTGGGCATCTACGTTCTTAGCTAATGCCGTAGAGTCAACCAAGGGTTCGGTAGATGGGTCAGATAGCTTGGCAGCGTACATCAACCAGAACATCAACAACGTGCTTATCATTGATGATAGCGATACAACATACAAACCAATTGCTACACGTGAACCCAGAGGTGAGTTGCTGATCCGCTACGAGCCTAATACCCAGACGATCTACCTTTCATCACCCCCGTTTAAGGCATGGTGCGCCAAGCGTCAGGTGGGCTATAACGAACTGATTAACAACCTATTGGCGAGCGGTCTTGATGTCAAACTTGCCAAGAAGCGTATGGCTAAGGGTACGCTACTCAGCACCCCACCGGCTAACGTGCTTGCCATTCACGACCCATACAGCCGTGTGTTTGATATGGAAGCTGTACTAGATGAGACGAAGCCCAAAGCCTAAACCCTCTACGGTTTGCATCCTTGACGCAGAAGGAGTCACCTACACGTTTGACTGGGCGACTTTTTCCGTTGGGGCAAGCGTGTTCATACCCTGCGTGGCTACCGACCGCATAACCGAGATGCTAGTGCACAGCGCCCGTAAACGCCGCATTAAGCTGCATATCGTAGTAGGCGAGCGTAATGGGCAATGGGGGCTTGGTGTATGGCGAATGTGCTGATATAATTACTGCACCCAACACGTCCATGTTGGTCTCCTTGGTTACCTTGCCCCGGCCTTGCGCCGGGGGTTTTTTATTTAGGGGCGGCTTTCATAACCGCAGACCGGAACGCCCGCAGGTCACCAATAATTTTTTTCTCAGCTTGGTTGATCTCATCAATCTTGGTACGGCGGTCTGCTGAACTAAGTGTCTTATCAGTTGTGGTTTCATACAGAGTGCGCATAGTTCTGAATTGCGACAACGTTTCGACCTTGCTATTGATGTACGGCGCAGCCGCTATGAGGTGCGCGTTCTTGCGCATAAACTCTCCGTAGGCTGCGGGGTCTTCTTTTTGTAGTTTATTTTTGCCAGCCACCGCTTCAGTTACCTGTTGCCGGAACTCATAGAACTCATCTTTAGTACGCGATCCTGCTGGGTTGACCAACGCAATGTTTGCAAACGGTATCTGCGCAAGTGACCGGTCAGGTCTTGCGGGGTTCATCATAACGTCTGCCATCATCAAAGCCGAAGACCCCATCAAGCCAAACGTGCCACGTATCCAGTTATCAACTTTTAAAGGTGCCACATCCGCAGCCTTACCGATCTTCTTGGCAAGTTCGGAAGTGTTAGTTGTGTACTGCATGCTTGCGGGTAACGCCTGCACAGCTTTTGGCACGATTTCACGATGCGTAAATGTTGAGTAGTTTGTAAGGTTTTCCATCACAGGTTTGATTAGGGCTGGGATTGGGGTGATGCTGTAATTTTTAGCGGCATCGACCAGCGTATCGGTTACAGCTTTTGCAACGCCTTGATCTTGACCCTTTGCCGCCAGCTTCATATACGTGACTACCCGTTCTGGGATCGACTTGAATATAAACCCAAGTTCGGATGGCACGGAAATTTTGATTGGGAACTTTGACCCAAACCCCTCGTTGATCGACTTAGGCAGAATCCAATTGCGATCCCGCACTTCATCGGTCAGGTCTTCGTATTGATCGTCATCCGACATAGCTAAGGCGTACATTGTGCCCATCGCGGTCATAATCGCCACACGACTCATAAACATCTTGCGAGCTGCGGCTTTGTTTAACCCAGACGATGCGTCTTTGCCCGTAAACCCACGGTACATCAAGTCCATACCTTGCGCGTAGGCGTTAAAGAACGGCACAATGTGCGTCAACGTACGCATGCCAGACGATGAGCCACGGCGGTTAAAGTTGATAAGCTCACGTGCACGGGTTTGCGCAATTGCAGCATCCCCTGTCTCTTTCATCGTTTGCTCATACACCGCCAAGCGTGCAGCCATGTCCGATGCTTTGGTGACCTGCTCTAGCTTGTTGATGAGCCACTTAACGCCGCCACGACTGCGTGCACCCGTCTGATACTCCAGCGTTTCAACTGGGTTGGTTGGGTTGAAGTCATAGTCACCGATAATGCCAAGGCTTGTTAGCGTGCGCTCAACTGCAGACTCTTTGCCGAACCACGCACCCGCCCATGCACGTGGGAAGTACGCAAGGGTCTTGGCCAATGCGGCTGTCGGGTTCTTCACGCCTGAATAAAACATCACACGCTGCGCGTCATCAATCACCTGCTTGATCGCAAACATCGGCGTAGCGGTAACGGTTGTGCGCAATAGGCGTGAGGATGTGCCCATGAACTTCAGCAAGCCTGACGTGATCTCAGGCGCTTGCACAAACGCTGCAAAGTCATAGGGGCTTGCCATCTCAAAATAGACTGGTTCCCCGTTCTCGTAGAGCTTAGGCAAGACCATGTGTGCGTTGGTGGCCTGCTTCAGTGACTTCAACTTCTTAGCCATGTCCACGCCGGGGGTTGCCATCACGTTAAGCGTACGCACAGCGGCTGAGTTGCGCATGGATTGTTCAACCATCCACGCCATCGTGTTCATGTAGTTATCTACAACGTTCGCAACAGGGCGTGACAATGACCCACGGATTGCAGGTAACTCACCAAGCGATGTAATGCCTTTGCGAGTGGGGCGTTGCGTAAGCGAGATATCCTCAAACACATCCTGTATGCGATCAAACGGCACGTAGTTAATAACTGACTTCCAGAAGTCACCGCGCTCTTGGCTGATGCGCCCTGAGGTAATCATGGCATCCACTACTGACTCGCGCGAGGCGTGCATGATGCGCCGAATCTCATACAGTTCCGGTGATGCGTTAAACACCTGCTCAAGCGCGTCGATCTCTGCAAAACGCATGTGCAACAGGATTTTCTTCTCGCGAGTCTTGTCTGCTTTGTCGAAGTCCCCTGCCGCTTCGTGGGCTAGTGCAAGAGTCTCAAGCGTGGCGTTCTCTTTACGCAAGTCAGATAACCGCATACCTTCCAGTACGGTAGCAACTTTGGCTTTGGTGACACCAAACGCTTCGTTGTTCTTTTTGGATAAGTCCGCAATCTCTTTGATAACTTGTCGGGCGGACATTTCTTTGCCGTTGGCGTCTTTGAGGTTGTAACTCTCCCAGAACCCATCCTTGTTCATGCGCAAGCCACCTTGCTTGAACATATCGAGCGCTACACGGGCATGGTCAAACGCTTGCCGGATGAATTGCACGGGGTTTACGTCACCGAACGAATTGCGCACGCCTTTATCAAATAGCGCACCAAGCTTGGTGGCTACTGGCGCTAGTACGTCAACCGTCTTCTGCCGGAACCAATCCGCCCAGCTAATCTCACCTTGTGCGACCACACCTGCAAATTGTGTCATGGCAGTGCGTTGGGGTTGCGATGAGGCTTGGTTGATAAGACTCCAAGTGTTTGGTGTGATCTGCCCGACAGGTGTGTTCACGCTTTGTGCCATACCGCCAATAATAGAGTTGTTTACCACGGCGATAGGAGGCGCAGTGGCCATCGCATCAATTTCCGTTGCATCGGTGGGTGTCTGGTTGAACACCGATTTGATTTGATTAGGCTCAAACGCGATGTAAACCTGATGACGCGTGGTGTCTGTTTTACCCTTAAACCGCCCACCGCCCACATGGGTTATGCCATCATGCCCCATCGACATGATGCCTTCTTGAATTGATTGCGCGGCTTCGTATTTTGGGTACTCGTTCTCAGTAAAGTACTCTTCAACGGCGCGAAGGTAATCCTCGTTTTTGTTGCCCTCAACCGCATCAAAATCCACATCACTAAATGCTTTACTCCACGCACTAGCATCGCCTCTTGCATCCATATCAATGGGGTTTTGCAAAGACAAATACACTGGGTACACCGTGGGGGATGTACCGCGCCCTTTTTGGGTGTACTCACTGGCAATGTCTGGGTTGTCTGTGAAATAGCTCCCTTGCCCCATCAGCCCGTACTCAGACCCATAGGTATCAAAATACTTAAACGCTTCACCTTGTTGGGTTTTGTTTGTACCGTGGTAGACCTGCAGGGGATCGCCATTCTTATCAACGACTTTGCTATCACCAAACCACGATTTGAACTCAGAAGTTTTTGCTGAGATGGTGGTATCTTTTGGATGGATGCGTGGTTGCGCAATCGTACCTTGCCACGCCACAGGATTGCCCGGCCCCATCTTGTTGAGGAAGTCCGCAACGCTTGATGCAGGCGCAAACTGCATACCTGTAACCGCTGCTACAAGCGCACGCAATTGCTTAGCAACTTCTTGAAAGAACTTAGCTACGATGCTGATGGCTTTTGTATCAGTCGATGCCCAGCGCGATACGTTATCTGCAAACCATTCAGCAAACCCCAACCAGTAATTTAAATCTAAAGTGGTACTGCCAATAGGAGCTTGGCGTACGGTAGGTGAAAGTTTGGCTAAAAATAAACTAGCGCCAACACGATTGCGTAAAGAGTTAACCAACTGCTCAACGGTCATGTTGTTTGCACGAAATCTCCACTGACGGTACTCATCAATGATCGCATCTTGCGTAGCTTTTGGTGCATTTGTAAACGCTGAAAACTCAACACCATGCCCCAGCTCATGCGATAAGGTTTCAAGCGTATCTTCTAACGAGGACGCGGTATCTGATAGATTGATTACAAGTGCGTCTTGCGCGGGGCCATAGGGGTGAGTCCATCCCGCAGCGTTTTTTGAACCGGGCTGATTCGGGTCTTTTGCAATGACGCTGTACGGGCCATGCAAGTTGTACAGGTCTTTGTTCCCAACCAAATCTTTGTCGTGGAACAAAAACAAGTTGATGTTACCCATACCTAATTTTTGCATTAGAGCAGTTAGGTATTGCACGTAACGGGGGTCAACACTGGCAGATGCCACAACGTTATTTGTAGCGTTAGTGAACGGGCCATCAGGTGTCTTGGCAAGCGCCGCATTTTCGCGTGCTTCGATTAGGGTGTGGGCTTCTGCAATGTCAGCCGCTACTGACGGTGGCATGATTACCAAGGCGGTATTGATTGAAATGGTACTTGATCTGTTTTTTAACAGCACATCGTAATCAAACCCACTTCCTGTTTGTTTGTATATCAACGCAAAGTTATTATCGGCATACATAATTGTGCCGATGTTGTTGTATTTGTATAATTTTTTTGCCCAATCCTCAATCTGCCCAGACTCAACGCGCTGCTCGACAGGGGTTTTAGGTGTGGTGGGGGCGGTGGGTGTAGCTGCTGTGGGTGTAGCTGCAGCCGTAGGGGCAGGCGCGGGGAATCGCGCAAGGTACTTGTCAATATTGTCTTTGATGCGTTGGCTTTTTGTCGCATCACGATAGGCTTCAAGGGCTTTGCGTACAAACGCACCATCTGTTGCGTGGGTGATGTCTTTACCATTCACATCCACATTTTTGCGAATCTTGGCGGTCTTACCAATACCCAAAGCATTCCACACGCTGTCATCAATAGTTGACGGTGCAGTGTCAGGGGTATGCACGACAGCGGGCGCTGTAGGCGTAACTGCGGGAGCCGTAGGGGTTGGGGTCGTTGCTGTGAAGGGTGTGGGCGTTTGCGCCAGCGGCTGTGGCTCGCCAAGGTTCAAGCCGCCCTGTGTGTCTGGTGCAGGTTGGGCGATGTGTTGATCGTAGAACGCTTGTATCGCCGCTTTGGTTTCAGGCTTGACGTTCGGGTTCGCTAAAGCTTGCGCGATAAACTGTGCAGCCGCTGTACGGTCTGCTTGCTTTGACAGATCAAGCCCTTTTAACTGTTGCGTCACCGCCGCACCGCCCGGCACACCCGCTTCTCTTAAGAGCATGCCCGTGGATTTAACAGGCTCAGCCGGAGCCGCAGGAGCGGGCGCAGCAGTCGCGCTAGGCACAACAGGAAGCGCACCTTGCGTGCCAACAGGCACAGACTCTGCGGTCTTGATTAGCTTATTCAATTCACCAATGCGACCGTTAAGCTGTTGCCGTATGGCTCTGGCTTGTGGGGTATCCGGCAGGGCATCGCGTTGCTGTACTAATTGCTCGCGTTCCGCGTAGTGCTGTTGCAAAGGCTGTGTTTTGTCCAGCTCTTGCGTAAGCGGTGTGGGTACGCCGCCTGTAGTGGTTGTAGGGGTTGCGGCTTGGGGTGCGGCTGCTGCGGCTTTTATGCGGTCATCTAACGCGCCAATTTGCGCAGTAAGTTGCGCACGCACTACGGGTGGCACAGGACCCGCGTTAAGTTGTTGGGTTAACTTGTCGCGCTCTTCATGCAACTGCCATAGGGGCTGAGTAGGTGCAGGTTGTGACCCCGACTCCGCTGCTTTGATCTGCCCATTTAGTTCACCGATCTGTGCTGTAAGTTGCGCTTGAGCTTGAGGCGATACCGGACCCGCGTTGAGTTGTTGGGTTAGCTTGTCACGCGTTTCGTATAGTTGCCACAGAGGTTGTGTTTCAGCGGGGGCGGCTTCTGTAGTTTCCTTTGGGCGACCATACGCATCGTAGCCCGCCTTGCGTGTGGGCAATGTCTCACCTTGCACAGTCGTGGTGGGCGCAGCGCGTTTGCCGCCTTCTAGATTTAAACCGAACTGGCCTTCAGGAGTTGCATTATCTTCTTGCCCCATGAATGGCGCTGTTGCGGCGGTTTCAGCTTCGCGTGCTTCGCGTTGGCCGCGCATATGCCCAACAGTTTGCTGTTCTTCCTCGCGAGCCGCGCGTTCTTCTGGGGATAGTTCCGGGTTTATGGCAGTACCCGCAGGTGTTAGGTTTTGCGCCGTTAATTGAGATTTTGCACTTGACCGATCGACAACACCTGCAGTGCCGCCCAACACGGGACCTGCCTGCAGCGCACCATAGGCTGATTGCCCGTAGTCTTTAAACGCATCATCCGATAGCAAATCTTTACCCGCTTGCCACCGCTCCAAAATCTGTTGGGCAACCTCAACCGGAACTTCTTCCACTGCACCACGCACCGCACCACGTCCTGCGGCTCCCGCCAATGACCGACTTGCAGTTTTGACAAGCTCTTCTACGGCGGCTTTTTTAGCCTCAGCAGTGGCGGTTGTTTTAAGTGCATCGGCTACAACTGCGGGGCTTAGCAATTTAGATACTAAGTTTTTACCTAGACTATATGCACCACCTGCTGCCTCTAATGCGGTTTGTCCGGCGGCAGCTATTGCAGCACTTGACCGATCTAGCTCAAGGGGTTGACCTTTTGCTTTGGCTTCTTCGGCTTGCGCTACGGCATTAGACCCAAAAAACTGTGGATACATCGTAGCGGCTGCGCCGCCAATACCGCCGATGAGCGCACCTGCACCTGTACCAACAATAGGAACCACAGAACCAATTGCACCGCCGCCAATAGCGCCTAGCCGTGCACCGGCAAACATCGTGCCCAATTGAGGCAAGTTTTCAGCTACAGCGCCCGGCACTTGCGACAAGAACTCACCGGCTCCCGCCAGCACACCACTAGCACCGCCGCCTGCTGTTTCATATGCTTTTTTGGTCTCTTCCCATCCGCTTGTGCGACCTTTTTCTTTGGCAATGCGCTCTTGCTCAGTCAGCCCAACCTGCGCGGCTTGGGCAGCTTCTTCGGGCGAACCAAAGATAGCTTTAACGCCGGTCTCAGTAGATGACGCTAATTGCTTAGCGCCACCAATGACGCGACTACCTAACGTAGCTTCTTTTTGGGGTTCTTCTACGGGGGTTTCGGTTTTTTTCCGTGGGTTCAGATACTCTAATAGCGCGTCATCGTCGTACCCAGCTTTACGTGCGCTTGCTACGTCAAACTTTTTTTGTTCCGCTAAGAAGTCAATAATAGCGGTGTCAGAGTACCCCGCATCGCGTGCCCCGTTTACATCAAACGCCATAGCAGCCCCTTATTTTTGGAAGGATGATAATGGGGGTAACTCCCCCGTGGCAGTTGATGTTTTACCACGTGCTGCGACTTGTCTTTCAATACGGTGAAACTCTTCTAGTGCATCCCGCTGTGCCGCTTGTAACAACGCTTGGTTATTTTTGTACTCAGGTGAACTAGGTAGATTAGCCCAGTTTTTTCCTGCTTCTTTCAGCGACACCACTGCTGGATCAGATTGTACATACGTGCGAATAGCATTTTGCCGTTGTGTATTGTTAGCATACTCTGTTGCCGCTAAACGCTCTCTAGCTTGGGTCTCAGACGCCGCCAAGCGCTCTCTGGCTAACTTGGCATTTTCCTCAAGCGCGTCTTTACGCAATTGCTCATTCTCCACATGCGAACGATTAACTTCGGTTTGCCTGATAGCGTTGGCTTCTTGCTGGGCTTTGGCGTTCGCCATTGATGCACCAGCAGTAATACCGGCAGCTTGAATCTTGCCTTGGAAATCAAGCATAGAAGATTGCCACTTACCGTACATCTCACCAATCATCTTTTTATTACCCTGCTTGTAAGACATTTGGTATTGGTTAAATGCATCTTGAGCATCTTCGGCGGCGTTAATAGCTTTACGTGCTTCCGCTTGCGATGAGAAGTATTGCTTACCGCCTTGTTCGGCAGCGCGTCTAACACCATCAGCCAAGTTCATGCCGCCCATCATTGCAATGCCACCTGAAATAATAGCTTCATTCAAAACGTTCTTTTCTTGCCCTTCAGCACGTGCTAAGCGTCTATCAGCTCGTTTTTGCATATCGGCAAGAAGTGCTTTATCTTCAGGCTCTAACTGTGATGCGGCTTTAACGTTTGCTGCAAATGCACCCCAACTCATGTCATTGGGATTACCAACTGGTACTGCGCCTTTGCCGATAGCATCGGGAGAAACGTTGCCGATAGAAGCACCACCAGTACGAGGTGCACCGCCTGCAGGGGTACCAACATCAGTAATGCCCCCGCCAGCAGGGGTAGCGCCAGCAGGGGTACGAGGAATAGCACCAGCACCAGCACCAGCAATAGCACTAGCACGGGCAACGGGAGGTATAGCAGCAATGCCCCCGCGAGGTTGCACTTGACTATCAGCATCTTGCATTTGCTGGTCTTCAGTCATTCTTGCTGCAGTGTTAGCAATATTATATGGGTCAAGACCGCCTTGTACTTGACTATCTGCATCTTGAGCTTGCGCTACGCGGTTCATATCAACAAGTTGCGCACGGGGAACCATTCCTGTTTGAACTTGGCTATCCATTTCTTGCTGTTGTTGAGCTTGGTTTGCAGCAGCTAAAGCTTCAGGAGAAATTGCGTTAGGTTGAACTGCACTATCCGCACTTTGCCTTTGACTATTTAATGCATTACGCACATCCGAACCTACTGGAAGGCGCAAATTACGTACCAACGATCCTTCTGGGAAAAATCTTGTCCAATTTGGGGTTTGCGTTGGTGCATCTGAGCTTTCATCATGTATTTCACCCGGCTTATCTTTAACAGGTTCTTCACTGCCCCCTGCAAGCGCAACAATTCCACCGCCAGCCGCTGCCATCATGGGCTGCTCAGCAATACCACCTTGTCCGGCAACTTCTTGGGCTACGGTTTGTGTAGGCTCTTCGCCTTGTGGTTGACGCACACCGGCGCGTCTTGCCATTTCAGCTTTAACTTCAGCCAATGCAACAGCATCTTTTACTGTACGTGCGTAGGCTTGTAGTTGACCATCAGTTAACTGCGCCAATTTACTGGATAGCGCAGCAGGATTCGTAGCCGCAACCGCACGAGGATCAACCACAGGTTCTCCACCCATAGCGTAACCTTGCACCGCGCCACCACGGGCGTAGCTCATTAAGCCACCCTCTTTAGCGCTTTTATTCGTCGCACCGTATGCAGCAATACCCGCACCCAATAACTGAGGTACCATCGCGCCGGTGTTTTGGTAAATATTTTGCGCCGATTGCGACAACGGTAGACCGCGCATCATGTCAGATTGAAACGCAAGTTGCGTGTATGGGTAGTTCATCTGGTTTTGGTATTGCTGATACGGCACATTCAACTGCTGCTGCGCAAGCTGTTGT